TTCTGTCTTGGGTTTGGCTGCGGCAACAATTGCAATTCCTGCAAGTGCAGCACCTAAACCACCCAACATGAATGCGCCGAGGGCGGCTGCGACGAGGAGGGCATTACCAACAGCTGCAGGTGTGACAAGGCTCATTGCAGTCACCATGGCGGAGGCGGGAAGCATCATCAAAGAGACCGCACCGAAGACTATCCCTGCACTAATTACTTGCTGTGGGGGAACATCTTTCACCATTTCGAGGGCAATTTTAAATGCACCCAATCCAATGGCAACAGCCCCAAAGAGTCCGATTAAATTTGCACCAATTTTGGCGAAATTCATTTGAAAAGCTTCCATCGGTTTAATTTTCTCACCGATGGCCGCTCCTTGGCTGGCCATTTGATTTGCTGGGCCTTGCACGTCTCCGCCTGGGGGAACAGGTGAAGGATTCGGGCGGCGCGGAAAGCGCTCGATATTGAGTCCTCCTTCGGTGGCATGAACAGTAGCAGCACCGACGGCTTGGTGCCCTGCTTGGTTGCTTGCTATCGAAGTTGCGAGTCCCTCAAAAAATTTCGTCGAGAAGCTCTTGAAAAGGCCTGACGCGGCGGCGTTGGCGAGGCCGCCGAGAATCGCAGGTGCGAGCACGAGCGCAATCGCTCCGGATACAATCTTCTGCCCCATCGGGTCGTTCATCAGAAAGTCCGACACCTTGTCCCACAAGACGCCAAAGAACTTCTGGACGGCCGGCCAAAGCTTGTCGGCGAGGGCGTTGAATGCGTCCTGGAAGGGCGAGGCGACAGCGTTCAAGACTCCTGTTGCACCTGACGGTATCCTTGGGTTCACGAGGAAGTCTGTTATTGCATTGACGATGTCTGCCATCTTTCCGATGACGATCTCAAGGACCTTGTTGAGCACGCCGGCGATGACAGACCAGAACTTCTCAAATCCGCTGATGACCTTTTGGCCTGCAGGAGACGATTTGTCAAAGAAATTCAAGAAGTTTTCCTGAAGATTCTTGAGGAGACCGTTTACGTCTTTTCCTCCTTCGGCAGAGAAATCCTTAAATATCTTTTCAATCTCTGAGAAGAACTTCTTGAACCTTGAAGGATCGAATATGCCGGCAAGTCCTTCGATGATGTCCTTGACACCCGGGAAGAAATCGACGAACATCTGACCCATCCTGTATCCTGCCCAATAGACGTCCCTGAAGATCTGCCTCAGGTTCATCATCAGTTTCATGAAGATGGGCGATCGTTCAATGCCCATCGAAAATCCTTGCATGAGTCTGTCGAATATTCCGCCCTCACCAAGCATGCCTTCCATGGGACGCTTCTCAATTTCCTTCTTAAGGTCTTTGAGGGCATCTTTCTGCTCGTATGTCTTGTTTGTGACCTTGTTGGCAGCCTCGCTCATCTTCTGCATGGAGACGGCATTGTTCTTGTTTGCAAGTGCTGAGTTGATCAGGTCGTCAGAGAGCAAATTTGTAGACTTGATGAGATTTCTTTGGAAATAGTCGAGGTTTCCTAGATCTTTTCCCGCCGCCTTAAGTTCAGACCTGAGGTACTCGAGCTGAGCTCCTCCACCTTTTTCCGCCAACATCATGAGCTTTGTGGCGTCGATGTTTGTGTTTAAGGTCTCGTTGAGCTTTGATACAGACTCTGAAGTCTGGTCGTATGTCTTCGTGGCGTCCATGATGGTCGTCAACTTGTCGACAGACACTCCGAGCTTGTTGGCAAATGCAGCAGTGACTGCCAACTCATTGTCGGCAAGGTGACCGAAGTGTGCAAGATCCTTCATTGCCTTTGCCATGTCTGCAGAGATGACTTTGGCAGGCACTGCAAATGACTTAGACAGCTCTTGCGAGTATTTCGTCATGTTCTTTGCAACGTCAGACATGGACCTGTCGGTCCTGAGGGCCGTCCTTGCAAGTCCCTCCATTTCTTCCTTGGATATTCCAAGGCCCTTCTGATATATGGCAAGGGCGACACCGTTTTTATTCACTTCGTCTGTAAAGACGGAATAGGTGGCGCCCATACCTTCGGCCATCTCTTGGACGGCTTTGACTCTTTCAGCCAGGTTTCCGAAGACGCGGTACATGTCGATTCCGCCTTCATTTACCTTTGCAAAGCTTCTGGCGGTGTGCGTTATCGCGCGGGCTGCGGGCCCCTCGAGGTCACCAAACTTCTTGACGATGCCTTGCAGGGCTGTGTCGAGCTCATTGCTGCCTCCCTTCGATGCCATGGAGAACAAACCCTCCATAATCTTTAAAGGTATGGACAGGATTGATTTTCCTATTTCCCACACGGCACCGGCAACACTGCCTGCAAGGCCCAAGAAGCTCTTTCCTAGCGCAAAGACGTTTTTAAATCCTTGGGCCAAACCTCCTATGGCTCCCGCTGCAACGTAGGCTGCTTTGGCAAAATCCTTCTCAAGCGTCCTGGCCAGCTCCTTGATGGACTTGGTTGTGCTCTTGACTGCCTTCTCTTTTTTAAGGATCTCTTTTGTTACAGATTTCCAGACGTCAGGATTAAGGGCCTTGCAGTCCTGCTGGCACAAGGCATACATCACCTTGGCAACTTCTTCCATTGCGTCCCTCATCTGAGAGACGATCTTTAGTTGTTGCTCAAATGCACCAGTTGCATCTTCGGCATACTCTCCGACAGCCTTCATGGCTTCGGCTAGCTCCTTGGCTACTTTAGGATCATTCGGGTCGGCCATGGTATTTCAATCAGAGCGGCCAGGGGATGCCGAAGAGGTTCTCGAAATCTTGAGCCGCCGAATTCTTGTCTTTCATCTTGGAGACGATAGACTCAACAGAGGCACCGGGACGACGAAGCTCCTCATGCAATATTTTGGTCGCAATCATCGCCTTCTTGACAGACTCCACTTCGTCGACTGTTCCTCTTATGCTCGTGTTGACTGCCTTTCCGACGAGCCAAGAACCTATTGAGGCAAGAAGAAGCTTGCCGGTAAGATTTAAATGTAGTTCACCAAGAGGTCTCTTTGTTTCCATGGACTCCATGCATCTCCCTGTCGAGCAGTAAATAACAAGAAGACAAAAAAGATGCTAACAATTTAAGTGAATCGTCTAAGCCTGGATGGCGTCTCCGCCCGCGTCTTGCCTTGCAACGCTCTGATGTCAGGAGTGTTTTGGTGCGCTGCCCTGCTTTGAGTTTGTCCAGACTCAGACGACCTCTTAAACTCTTTGTTGATTCTCTCTATGAACCAACGCTTATAAGAGACGGGAATCGTCTGAGCTTCCGTCCACGTAAATCCTCCATAATACATCAGAAGGAACGTGGGCTCTAATATCAGTAATTCTCTATCGTCCGGCCGAAGGCCAAAGAAAGGTGACGCCGAGCGGCATGCTCACCTCCTCTGAGTGTCCGCAGGCGTTGCATGTCGTGTCCTGCTTCATGATGATCCCAGGTTCATTGTCTCGCATGTAGTTTCGGAGGTACAGCGAGTCTCTGGCAGGCATATTCTTGACGAAGTTTGAGATCTTACCTCTGTCTTCTGTACCGTCGACCGACACGATAGAGTACAGAAGGTTCGTCGTGACGGCAGAGTCAGTCGGAAGTCCAAGCTTCTTCTGCTTCTCTCCGAGGGCTGCAATCTCTTCTTCGTCTCGGCCTGTCATGAACTTGAACTTGACATTCTTCTTGCTCATCGGAAGGACGAACTCGAAGAGGTTAGACCCTGGTGCTGTCGGTTCGATCTCGAGCCTCTTGATCGGAAGGGCTGCAAGATTAAACTCATGAGGAGACTTGACGTTGCACTCTGGGCACTCCATCTCAACCATGTACTCAGGACCGTACCCTGTGATGCGTATGGCGACCATGAGTGCATTTCTGTCTCCGCTGAGCATGTCGAGCGGATTCACAGATCTGTCGATAAGACACGACTTGATGAGCTCAGAGATGACCGTGCCCTTCTTGAGGAGTGCACGTGACGTGAGGATGTCTTCTTCCTTTGCAGTCATGGCCTTGATTTCGACGACTTCTGACCCATGGAGAGCTGAGTCGGGAGGATACACTTTACCGTTCGAAGGAAGAGGAACGATCTCGTGAGGAACCTCGATCCCGAAGTCTGCCTTCATCTTGTCGACCTGGGATATCTTGGGCATGCGTGGGTCAATTCCTGTCGGGCCTTGCTGTGCAAATATGGCGTTCTTCTGCTCTCTATCGTCGGACATGTGTTTGATTTTCTCCTGCTTTTAGTCATTATAATACTTTGCAGTGAAGTAAATTGTTTTTATTGTCAACTTCAGCCTATAATTTAGTATGATAATTAGTCAAAGGTGAATCAATGGCATTAAATCATCCCGTACAAGGCGAAAGCTTCGGCCCAGCATACCAGATATCAGCAACTCCGTTCGTCACGTCGTCAACAGTCTCGCTTGGTGCTGTGAGAGAAATAGTCTTTCCGCAGATAACAAGGTTCATCACATTAAAGAACATGAGCACGTCGACGAGCACGATCGCAGTTTCTTTCACAAGTGCGGGACTGACACCGTCAAACTCCAACTATTTCGTCCTCAGCGGTTCTGAGTCGTTCTCAGGTGAGCTAAGGACTGACAGAATATTCATCTCTGGTAGCAGCGGGGCCACGAGCGCATTCACGCTCCTAGCAGGTCTTACTTTTATTCCCGCAAAGATGCTGACTCCAATCACAGGGTCGAACGGTTTCCAGGGCGTCGGTTAAATTAAATATGGCAACATCTAGCGGATTTGGCAGCAACCTAGGTGGTGATGGGTTCGGTAGCGGCTTCAGTGGTCCTCGAGCCAGCTATTTGCCCGTGCTTCACTATGACATCGGCAACATTGCATCCTACCCAGGAAGCGGAGCTACAGTGACCGACCTGAGGGGCAATAGCAATGCTACGCTCTACAACGGCCCTACCTACAGCAGCGGATACCTCGGCTTCGATGGTACAAACGATGCTCTGATCATGAACACGTCTCTGTCCGCGAAAGTCACATCAGATATCACTTCGATCTCAATGTGGGCTTACCCAATGGATAACGGTGTGCTTCTCTCAGAGATTGGAACTTCATCACTTCCTAACGCTGCAGGGTGGCATAATTCCACCATGGAGATGGTGGCCGGCACAATGAAGTTTGGTATGTGGAATGGAACATCAATAGGCAGCATCACTTCCACAATTGCCACTCCCCTGAACAACTGGTACCACTTCATGATTGTGTATGATGGCACCACACTGCGTGCCTACGTTAATGGCGCGGCGGCTGGCACCAATACATTCGCGAGGCAGAACCCCATCGAGGGCGGCGCTGGGATCTACTATGCAATTGCAGCAACAGATGGCACCAACATGGGTGATGGCACTTACACAAGCATGCGGTTGGGCCAATTCCAGGTGTACAACGTGGCGCTCGGAGCGCAACAAGTCACGCAAAATTTTAATGCTTCTCGTGCAACATACGGGATATAATCAGAAGCATTGTTTGCTTCAATTCCTAGATAAAAATAATTAACCGGGGACAGATATGTCGATATCAATAAAAACTTCTACACGCATCAATGGATCAACAAGAATAGGTTCTGCCTCAGGTGGAGGCGGATCAGTACCGCTATCTCTCGAGTATCTCGTGGTTGCAGGCGGTGCCGGAGGCGGAGCTCGGCACGGTGGTGGCGGTGGAGCTGGTGGTCTCCTCTCGGGAAGCTTTGCTCCCGCGCAAGGAAACTCATATACAGTAACCATCGGTGGTGGAGGATCAGCATACGATGCGAGGGCGCTGGGCTATGGATCAAGCGGCAGGGGAGGCGTCGGAGGAAGCTCGTCAATAGCTGGGACGGGGCTAACCACGGTAACTTGCACGGGCGGTGGATACGGAGCTCGCTCAGGAGAAGCAGGTGGAAACGGAGGCAGCGGCGGCGGTGGTGCAGGTTATAACCCGGCCGGTGCAGGAGGTAGCGGAACAGCCGGTCCGCCGCGTCAAGGATACAACGGCGGCGACGGTGGAGGAACATACACTGGTGGAGCCGGCGGTGGAGCGGGAGCTGCAGGTGGTGGTGCATATCAGGCTGGTGGCATAGGTTTACAGAGCTCAATCTCGGGGGCCGCAACGTACTATGCGGGCGGCGGTGGATCAGGTGCCTACAATGGGTCTGGTGTGAACGGAGCTGGCGGTCTCGGTGGTGGAGGAGCAGGTTCGACACAAAACAACGTTGCGAGTAGTGCAACTGTAAACACGGGCGGTGGCGGTGGTGGTGCTGGTGGCGGTGGCTCAGGAAACGGAATGAGCGGTGCAGGCGGAAGCGGAGTGATCATAGTCAGACACCCAGATACCTACAGCCAGGCGACTACCACGGGAAGTCCGACAATAACAACGTCAGGTGGATACATCGTCTACAAGTTCACAGGAACAGGAACAATTAGCTGGAGCTGAACATGGCACATTTTGCAAAATTAGATCAAAACAATGTAGTGCTCGAAGTGTGTGTTGTCAACAACGCAGTCGTCACGGTCAACGGAGCGGAGTCAGAGGCAGCAGGAGTCGCCTTCTTGAAGACGGTCACGGGTCATGATTCATGGAAGCAGACGAGCTACAACTCGACGTTCAGAAAAAACTATGCATCCAAAGACTATGTGTATGACGACATTCGTGATGCATTCATACCGCCAAAACCTTTCGATTCGTGGGTCCTCGATGAGGCAACTTGCATGTGGGGCGCACCTACTTCTTGTCCGGCGGATGGCAATGTCTATGCATGGGATGAATCATCGCTTGGTTGGTCACAAGTTGCAGTTTAATAGACGCTGATTAATACCTACAGAGGCCCGTTGGTTTTTTTGAGGCTTAACCAACGGGCCTCTTTGTGTGAGAACATCAAACAATTTTAGAACATACGGCCCAGCAGGTTAATTCTTCTATTAATCCATCATATGACTATTTATTTCTGTGCACAGGAGAAACAGACGGGGATTCTTCAAGCATGGCAAGGCTCTTCATCTGTTCTGCATCACAGTTAACACAGACGAATTTGAGTCTTTCTATGCGGCGATGCCTGTAGTCTTCCAGAGAAGAGAGGGTCTGGTTCGTCGTGTGTGGTGCCAAGGTGCTCATAAAACCTGGACTTCTTGTCCAAAATTAAGCTCACATTTCGGTCACTTAATGCGTTCATAGGCCATGGAACAAATGCACCACAGCCTATGAAGTTGTTTAATTCAGTAAGGACTTTATTTGAATTAGAACTGCAGAACACAGTTGTCGAAGCGAAGCGTGAGAGATATTTCAGTCGGTCCACCGTCTTCGTAGGTAACTTCACCGAAGTTGGCCTCTGTTATAAAAGCTCCCTTTATATCCCAGAGTTCGACCACTGTTCCTACAGGATCGAGGAGCTTGAGCTGTATGTCGCGCTTGTAGAAGTCGGCGTAGCCGCTGCGGCCTGAGACCGACTCAAAGTGGGTGCGGACCCATTCCATGACCTGCTGAGCGCCCGACGGGGCGATCGGGTCGTGGAGGGTGACGGCCATTGTACCGAAGGTGGTCTTTCCGGCGAGGTAACGGCGGCTGTTGATGAAGGGAACTTCAACTTCTTCCGTCGTGATCGTGGGACGTGCCGTGGTCTTGATGATGTAGGCGTCGATGCCCTCGATCATAAGCACCCATCTGTTTTTACGCTTGGGTTCGAATTTTGCAGGAATCATTGATGTAACGTCGAGCGTCTCAGCAGCCATGTTTTTCTCCTTTGATCTTGAAGGTGTGATCGACGATTAACTATAATTTAGTCGCATTTTTTATCTTTTTTTGTTTAGAGAATATAATTCATGCGTAGGAGCAAGAACGCATGGGTGCTATTAAAGGCAAAGAAATGAGAAGGGTAGAATGCCCGCTCTGCTCGCAGTTCAGCAGCAAGAAATTGACGACATTCGAAGACCATCTAAAAGAATCACACGGAACAACTGCAAAGGAGCTGTGGGATTCAACGAACGGAGGTCCTGCCCGGTGTGCATGCGGATGCGGCACAGAGACGAGGTGGAACGGATGGTGGGCAGGATACTCGAGAGTCGCAAATGGTCACAATGCGTCGATATACTCGGTCTGCTCTCCAGAAGAAGCTGCAGAAATATCGAGGAAACGTTCGGAGTCTCTTAGGGGAAAGACGTCGTGGGCAAAAGGCCTCAGAAAGGAGACGGACGAGAGGATAGCGGCCCGAGGAGCAGCGACATCAGAAGGCAGAAAGGCAGCTTTCAATCGAAAAGAAATAGTGTCTTGGAACAAGGGCAAGACGGCAACGACCGACGAGCGAATCGCTGCAGCGGCAGAGAACCTAAAGAGCGCCTATGCCGCAGGGGAAATAATTCCGTGGGCAAAGGGGTTGTCAAAGGACTCGGACGAGAGGATAGCTGCGATGGCATCGAGGGTGTCTCTGACGATGCGACAGGAAAACATCAGGCGGAGGCTCGATGCAATGAAGAGGCTTCCTGTCGAAGAAATAAGAACAAGGATCGAAGACCTGGGAACACTGAAGGTCGTAGGAGGGCTCGAGGAGTATGTCAACGACGCACAGAAAGTGATACAAGTGGAGTGCTCTGGTTGCGGAGAACAGTTCACCGGATCCCTTAGGTCGCTCCAGTATGGTAAGTGCTTCAAGTGTTCTCCCGGAGGATCTGCGGCACAAGAGAAATTGGCAAGATGGATCGAAAAGATGGGCGTCGAGATAAAGAGGAATGACCGATCTGTGCTCGACAACGGGCTCGAACTAGACATACACGTCAAAAATCTCGATTTTGCAGTGGAGTACAACGGCCTGTATTGGCATTCCCACGTGAATCGTTCTGCGCTCTACCATTCCAACAAGACGGCGGCGGCAGGAAGGGCAGGAATAAGCATGATGCACGTGTTCGAAGACGAATGGAGAGACAAATCGGAGATAGTCAAGTCGATGATCCTCTCCCGCATAGGGATGTCGCCTAACAAGATAGGTGCTCGTAAGTGTTCGATAAGAGAGCTGTCTCCGCAGGAGAGAAAATCGTTCTTTGAAGATAATCACATAGACGGCGATACGGCGTCTTCGAAGTCATGGGGACTAGTGTACGACGAAACAATTGTGTATGCCATCTCCGTCAGGAAGCCTTTCCACAAGAAAGAATCGACAATGGAAATTGCACGCTGCTGCCCCAAAAAAGGATGCAATGTACAAGGAGGTCTCAGTAGGCTCGTGAAGACAGTGTCAGACGAATATAGAAAAGAAGGAATCAGGATGCTGATGACATATGTTGACACTCGTCTCGGTGGAGTAGGTGAAGGTTATGCGTCCTCAGGATTCAAGGCAACAAGCAAGACTCCTCCAAGGTTTTGGTGGACAGACTTTAAAAACAGGTTCAATAGATTTAAGTACAGAGCGGACTCAAAGAACGGACTAACGGAATCCGATGTGGCAGAAGCTGCAGGTGTCGTCAAGATATGGGGATGTGAGAATGTTGTGTACGAGATGAACCTATGAAAAAAGGACAGGAATCTCTCATCCTGTCCTCCTTCTTTGTTTTTTCGATTTAATCGGCGATTGGCTCGTACGGCTGCTACATAGGTGCCGTCGTCCTCGTCGCACGGGCCTTGTGAGCATCCTCGAGGTATTGGTCGAGATCTGTACTGTAATTTCCCACCGCAAGCTGAATGTCTTCGATGTCTTCGGTGGTATAGCCTCTGACCGACCCGTCCATTACTCTGCTTAGAATTTGTCTAAGCTCTATAGGTAGCTCGCTGTAAGCTATTGCAAAGTCCATCACGTCGTCGAGTGAGCATCCGTCGAGTGATTTTTGAGTATCTGACATATCGTCGAGACTGTTGTCCTCCAGGAGTCGCCTGTTCTGACGCTCCAGGAGGGCCGAGGAAATCTCTTCGTTAATAAGATCGGTTAACTGATTTCGTGTTATTCTCATTTATTTCTCACTGAACCTGGGTGAGGTTGTTGGCGACCACGAAGTCGAGCGAGACGAATTCAATGCTCTTCGTGGGCTGCACGAATATCTTACCACGTATCGTGTTATTCAGTACGTCATCTTGTGTCGTTGTCGAAGAATCAATCACGACCTTGAACCTCTCAAGTCCGGAAAGAGACTGAATTCTCTGGAGACGCGGTGTGACTGCGGCAGAGAAGCGGGCGAGAGTCGCCTCACGGTTCGGTTCAAAGAGGATCGTCTGCGCGATGTCGCGGACCTGACGGCGGATGTCGATGAGAAGTCGACGGACATTGACTCTGTCGAGAGCTGAGGCAGCGACTTGAAGTGTCTTCTGTCCCCAGACGACGATTCCACCCCGTGGGTTTGTTCCCGACTGAACATTGCCCGGGAAAGCAACTATTGGGTTGATCGAGAAGTCGTAGAGCCTGTCCATGTCGTTCTGGCTTAGTCCTACGCGTGGTTCGAGGGCGACGTCTGGGAGAGCACCGCGGCTGAAACCAGCGGGGGCGAACCATGGGTGGCCGAGCGAGTCGTTAAGAGACAATGCACCGAGGACAACGACCGACGGTGGGACGAACAAGTTGCTACCGATTGGGTCACGGTAGAGGACGTCCGGGAAGTAAGCTGCAGCGAACGAGGAGTCAACCGAACGGTTCGTGAAGTTGTCGACCGTCTTAATGACCGAAGGAAGCTGAGAATCTGTTGTGACATCATTGCCATTCTCATCAAGCTGCTCGACGTCCATGATGTAGAGGGCATCGAACCTCTCTTCGACTGCGAGTGTAGCAGAGTCTGTAACAATTGTCTCACGGATGCCTGGGATGGCGAGGAGCTGAATGTCAACATTCGACGTGTTTTTCATGACATCGAGTGCCTTAATGTATGCCCGGACGTTCGGTCCCATCTCAATGCCTCTTCCGGCGGCGACATTCATGTCGGCAGACACTGCATTGTTATTGATCTCCGACTCATCTGGGTCGAAGATGTTGACGCCGTTGAACCCACCTTGCATCAAGAAGGAGAACTTGGCAAATTGCTTGTTTGTATTGATGTCCTCTGCCTTGAACGCTCTGACCTTGAGGATGTCGTCGTCGTCGTTGTCGGCAAATGAAGAGGAGGCATACGTTCCGACGTTGCCTTTTCTAACGTACACTGCCTTTGCCCACTTGGATGAATCTGCAAGTCCATTTGAACCGGTGACGACTTGGATGTTCTCAAGAGAGAAGAAGTTGTTGCAGAACCTATCGGCGTCGATGATACCCCAATCTGCTGTGTCTTGTTGCCCGACGTTGCTTCCTGTGGAGAATTTAGCGTCGCCAGTGACGAAGCCCGGGAAGTATTTTGCAAAGGACTTGAGAGAGGCATTTGGGAGTATGCTTCCATTCTTCTTTGCAACCGACTCTGGGTGCTCGAACTGAACTCCCCAGTAGAAGAGAGAGTTTACTTGCTCCTTCACTGACCATTCAGACCCAGTTGTGAGCTTATGTCTGAAAGGAACAGGAGGAGTGACAGACCTCTTCGAGAAGTTGGATGCTGCCGCCAAGAGGGCTCCCGTGGCGTTTGAACCAAAACCACTAAGAGGTGCAGATCCCGAGGTGACGAGGTGATCGACTCCTCTAAAGCCCATAGGCATTGCGCTGGGGTCGACAAAACCGTTCTCCACGTCTGGGTGGATCTCAACCCTCACGTAGTTGGAGCGGTTCTCGTAGTTTCCTTCGACGACGAGCTTCTGCTCAGACTCATCACGGTCAAAGTCAAAGTATGCATGGACATCTCCTATCACCTTGCCAATGTATCGATCAGATGATGGGTCAAGGTTTACACCACTGTAGACTTCCTTGGGGATGTTTCTCCTGTCTTGGTCTCTGTCGTCCCAATACCGAAGGACAATGTTGAATGAACCATACTTGTTAAGTGGGTCATTAGAGACTGTGAGATTCTCAATGGATACCTTAAAGTTTGTAGAGACTCCAGCACCGTCGTCGAGGGCATGCAGTCTAAAGAGGTTCTGAGCTTTTCCACCAAACTTTTGTGAGACGACCCAAGGAGAAACTGAGTGACCGAATCGATCCTCGAAGTTCTCGTAGTTAGGTGACGTAGTGGTTCCTACATTTCTGTTGTTCGCTCCAGTCAAAAGGAATGCACATGTCTCTTTGCCGTTGTTTGCTCCTGCTCCGCTGACAGGATGAATGGTTCCAGAACCTGTCACAACACCAAGCGACGGATGGATGTCCCAGTTTGCATAGAGGTAGTGGCCTGCTTCTTCAATCTTCTGAGGGTCTGTGTTGAAAACATTGGAAAAGTACGTCGACTTTGAAGTAACGTCGAATGATGCTGTGAGGACATTGGGATACTTTGCATCTGTTCCCTTGTGACCGTTAAGGATCATAACGAACTCTTGCTTTGGGACAACGGCTGACCCGACGGTCTGAGAAAGAACAACTGTTCCAAGGCTGTCACCCCTTGCATTCGCCGAGACTCCGGCGACTGCAGGAGACTGAACTGTGTTGTTAGTTCCGAATGCAGAAGAAGAAAGAGTGAGGAGAACACCCGAAGGAGCCATTAAGACGCCTCTGACGATAGGAATTGACCCTGAAGAGCTTAGGGTAGAAGAACCTGCTCCTTGAAGGCCTGCATCGCTGAACACCGTGGACCCAACAGACTCAGACATGAAACATCCAAGGAAATATATACGACCTTCATCTCCTCCGGCGACTGCATAGTAGTTAGGAGCAATCACGCCGGTGTCTGTGGAAGGATCGGCTCTGTTAGGAAGCTCTTCTCCGACGACAAAGCCGGCGCTTGTGACCTTGCCAGGAGCATCATTGGCAGAAGTATCTCTCTTGAGGCCATCACCGGCACCGAGGACCTTAAGATAAGTAACTGACTGTGCATTGCGAAGCCATTCAACGACGGCAAGAGGACCAAACTTCTTGCCGTCTGTATTACCAAACTTTGAAAACCAGTCAGAAGTGTTGCCGACGGTGACCGGAACGAAAGCTGGGCCTTTAAGTGAAGTACCAACTATTCCTGCAGGTATACCAGCAGGTTGACGTGTAGTCGGGCCTGAGATGTCAATCTCTCTTGCCGTTACGCCTGCGCTTCCGAATTTCAGTTGTGCCATTTATCTGCTCCAATTAATTTGTTACTAACTATGTGCCTGGGCTAATTTCAGACGAATTTAAGGAAGATGTCTCCACGTTTTGCGAGTTACAATTGCATAAATTGACTGAACAGAAGTCCTTTTTAATTCTGCCCAATCTTGACAAAACTTTTGAGATGGTGACGGACCACTCCATTTATTTCCCTTTGTTGTTCTGTCCAACTGCTCCCACTCAGATCTCATTCTTAAAACTTCTTCGTTCGTAAATGGGCTTCTGCTATCCTCTCCGCGAACTCTTGTTTGAATTATTCGATCCTTAAATTCAAGATCATTCTTGTATTTTTCTTTAATTGAATGAGAAACATTGTTAATCATTTCTTTTTTGATGTCAGGGTTAGCCATTCTTTCTTTTAAAATATTTAGATGATTATCAGTCAACTTTTTACCTTTATGAAGACGGCTCATCCTCTCAGATACGGCATTCCGATCTTCTTGCGTCCAAATTCTATTTGGTGTTTTACCGAGTTTGCTTTGGGAAATTTTTTGACGTGTTTCCAGGGTAACAACTCTACCTGAGTTCCCTTGGCCGCCTTTTGTTAAATTACAACCAATGCCGTTGTATTCAGGATCTTTTACGTATGTGTGACGTTCAGAAATTATTTTTCTTTCGATCTCTAAAATCTGATCTTCGTTTGAACTTGATGCAACAACGACACGACATTGACCTAATTCACTGGAAATTTCTCTATGATAACAATTGGATCGTTTCAGTTTTTCGACACGATCATCATTACCTTTTCCGACATAAAAGCATCTCGGAGCTTCTTCTAGCGTCCAGTCTTCGTATACGTGCCACTGTTGCATATGAATTAACTATGTAGTCAAATAAACTCAATACCAGAATTATACAAAGCTAACTCCGCTGTTAGTCACGATGAAGTCGATCGCGATGTATTCCACCACGCGGGTCGGAACAACGACAATTCTTCCGTTAAGACGGTTGAGATCGACATCCTCTTGGGTGTTATTCGACTCATTCATTACAACCTGGAATGCCTCGACTCCAGCCTGGGCTTGGATAAGGCCAAGCTGGAATGATGTATCTGCAACGAACTTGTTTCTGACCGAAGCAGTATTCTGTTCAAATACAATCCTTTGTGCAATTCCAATGATTATTCTCTTGATCTCTAGCATCAATCTGCGTACATTGACGCGGTCGAGTGCCGATTTATTGATCTGAAGTGTCTTCTGTCCGTAGATCACATATCCGAGCCTCGGGAATGAAGCGATCGGATTAATGCGTGACTCGTAAAGGCGGTCTCTGTCAGCGCTTCCGAGGCGAACTGCAATATTTGTGACGAAGTCAAGGGACGCTCTATTGAATCCTGCAGGTGCAAACCAAGGATATTCAACCCTGTCATTGAAGGCCAATGCACCCAGTGCGGCAACAGAAGCAGGAACCTTCACCTTGCGACGGTTTGTTGCATCATCAATAAAGATGTCGGGATAGTAGACTGCTGTGTAGTTGTTGTCAATGACTCTGTTGTCAAAGTTTGTTGTAGTGCGATTGACATTTGGTTTGACCGTAGCGTCGTCGTACATTCTGTATCCATTGTCGTCATAGGAGGGGATGTCCATGACGTACATTGAAAGACCATATTCTCGGACTTTGGCTGAGGCCTGATCGGTGATGTATGACTCACGAATTCCTGGGATTGCAAGGATGTTGTTGTTTGCCTTAAGTGGGTCTGTTGCCACTTCGACAGCAGTAAGATAAGAAGCAACTCCATTGTTCTTGACGTCCTCGCCTGAGGGATTGTAGCCAGCAGGGAATCCTTCCGGAATGAACCCAGAAGAAGCACCGCCTGATCCACCTGCATCAGAGTCAAAAGAAACAGACTTGTCATTAAGACGTCGAGCGTCTCTGTTGAGGAAGTTTGTTCCATCAAATCCACCATACATGAAGCTTGTGAACTTCGAGTAGGCTGAAAATCTGTTGAAAAGAGCAGCTGATCCTGACGAGAGAAGGGTCGCAAAAGTAATTCTTCTTCGGTTGTTCTCGTTCCACGTATAATCTGTTGTATCAAGAGAAGCATCCCTAATATAAGCAGCTTCCTTCATGTGGTTGTTGATTGAGCTCGTGAGATGATCGAACGACGTGTTATAAAGAGCAACTTTTGAAAGGCTAAATTTGTTGCTATTCAATGTGTCTTTGGTTGATCCGGTCACAAGAGCGTCAAGCTTCTTGATTCCCATAAATTTGGTATATGACTCAAGAAGACCATTCTTCTCATTGACGACATTCGAATTAAGAATGTCTGACGACATTGGGTCAGAAGAAGTGCTCGTTCTTTCAAACTTAACTCCCCAATAATAGGCAGTGTTTGCCTGTTCTGATGGTCCTGGTGATCCATCAAAACCTGCGCCAGATAGTTCTCCTCTGGTCACCTTGTATCTGTGTGGGACTGGGGGAAGGAAAGAGCTGCTGAGCTCAGTGTAAGAACCAAGCTTTCCAGTAAGCCTTGAATTTGAAACAGAAAGCACATCATTGTACTTAGATGATGGATTGACATTGATGAGATCTGGGCCTCTAAATCCAAAAGGCAAAGACTCTTGAGGAACATTTCCGCCCTCAATCTCTGCATTCATGACAACCCTTATGTATCTTGAGTTGTTGTTATATTTGCCTGTAGCAACCAATCTCTTCTCAGAGCTATTGACAGCATCGAAGTTGTAGAATACCTTTCTGTCTCCGATGAGCTTAGCAATATAATTGTCTGAATTAGGGTCGAGTGTGCAGTTTGTGAACTGCTCAATGATGTTCAGCGAAGTGTCAGTGTCATTCCAGTCACGGACCTGGACGCTGAATGTGCCGTACTTGTTTGCATCATTGACTGAAGCCTTAATGTTGCTGATCGAGATCTTGTAGAGCTTGTTGGCGTACTCACCGTCGTCAAGCGCCTCAAATTTAAAGAGATCATACTCGGTTGTACCAAAGGGCTGTGATATGAAGTAGCTCGTCTGTGGAGCTTGGAATCTTGCATCGTATGAACCGAAAACCTGAAGGAAATTCCTCGATGAATCTCCATTTGAAGATACATTCTGTGAACCAGACATGATTGCAATGGGGCATGTACCGCTGACATATGCAACATTGACATCGACTGGAAAATCCGCATGCAAATAGTGCTGCTCTTGTACGAACTTGTCAGGATCTCTGTTGAGGACTTTTCCGACGTAGTCCTTGCTTGAAGGATCGAGAGAGACCGAGAAGATCTTCACACCGGTGGTACCGTCTGTCGTATAGAAGTCAGACCCCAGAGACGAAGAAATGACGACATTGAATTTGCCTTCATGAGAGGCAACTGTGGAGTCATTAAGTGAAGCACCGACAGAAGATGCGCCACCCGAAGAAGTGAGAATCATCACCCTTGATGTGTTGGGTGTCATGATTGCAGCCCTTACAAGGTTTGCATAATTAGACCCTGCAAAAGTTGAATTATTGTCAAATACGGGGAAACCTGTCGAACCGACAGTTGAATATACGTGTTTTGCAGAGATGAACTGCATAACCCCGTTATATCTTCCGTCGCCTGATTGGTTTGTAGCCTGTCCCTTAAGCCTAAATCCAGCATTGAGAACAGTCCCATAAGTGAGAGTTCGATTTAAATCTGAATCCGATGAATTTGCACCGGAGCCAAGGACTCTCATGTAGGTCAATGCACTTCTGTGCTTTAAGAACTCGTTCACTGCATATGGTCCAAAGTACTTGACATCAAGACCACCGAAAGACGTTGTGAACTCGCTGAAGTTTGCCACAGTCGAAGGAACGAATGCAGGTCCCTTGTTCGAAGTACCGATCACAAGTGCGGGAACGCCTGATGGGCCAGCGACTGTTGGCGATGAGAGGTCAATCTCTCTCTCGTAAAAATTGGGCGACTTGAATGTCTGCTCGGCCATTATCTAATCTCCTTAAATTCAGTGATTCTTTGCATAACTATCACGCACAAAGTCAGGAATCTTATTTTGTGATTACAATTTCTAGACTGTCAAGCGACGTACCTTTGTATACAGTTTCTCCCTTTGAATTGTAAGAAACTGCTTTGACGTATTGTCCTCTCGGCAAAGTCGAAGAGGCCGGATCTTCAAGGGAGGCAACGTCTTGCCCCTGTGGATCTTGAGTGACGGGATAGACTTTCTGTCTGCGCCACCCCGGGGTCCGTTGGTCTTCTCTGGTGTTTTCATGAACATCTAGTGGAAGTGTCGGATCGTCAGATCCGAGAACATATGGGTCCTCGGGCTGATCATGTGAATCATTTGTGTCTGCAACATCAAATGTCACATTAGGAGAAGAAACGTAGCGCTTTATTGCAACTGGTCCTCCCGGTATCTCCGTGGCAAAAAAGTATGCAGGTACATCGACGTTAAAAGTATGTTTAATGTACCTCTCCTGCTGAGACATGTCATCAAAGTTTGTCTCAGTTGAGATGCTGCCTGCTTCGACGCGCGCAATGAACCAATATCCTTTAGGAGTATCAAGTCTCCAGCACTGTCCTTGCGGAAGAAAAGAGCTGAATATCTTTTCCATTATTTGGTTTGCATGCTGCATGTATTGCGTCCAGACTGTCACCTGATATTTTGAAGTATAGAACTGTGGAGTAGGAACTACAATAGTTTCATAGATGTTGTTCATCCTATTCTGTGCAAGATAAGCACCATCACGAGCCAACTTAGTATTTGAAAGCTCTCCGACATTTCTATCAGAAGAAACCGATTCTCCTGAAGGAATCGAGGAGAGGTTGTCTTGGTTCGGTATTAATAGCCTGTTAATTAAAGACTGGTATCTCCTGTCCGTTTTGTCAAGCCTTCTCTTGACAACAATCTCGCCTAACTGTTGGTTTATTCCTCTACCGACAACATCATCACCAGCATTTTGGTTTATTTCGGTCCTCATAATGGTGATAAGAGGTATGATCAAAGTACCGTTTTTGTCTCTTATGAGGCGACCGTTCTTGAGCATTGCCCATTTTTCTCCGGCAGCAAAAATGACGGGAACTTTTTTTATTTCTGCACCGTCTTTTCCTCCACACGAAGCAACTATTTCTTTGTCAAATAAATTAAAAATAGAGACGTCGACGTCTTCAATTCCACATGAAGGGATGTAAAGATCAGGAGCACCTGCAGTTGCCTCATATCCTGTGACAAGAGGAGACTGATTATAGTTCTTTTTCGAATTGGTCTTAAATCTTGTAGACATTGTCTCGCTCACTCGTCATAAAATGCCGAACCAACATTATTAGGGTCGCCATTTTGCGAGACCTCTTTTGGTCCAGTAAGTGGTTTATCAAGCACACCTGATTCAATTAAATCCCTCTTGTCTCCGGTAGGTTGCCCAGAAGAATCTGTAGACTCACCTCTTTGTTGATTGAATTCATTTTGAACTGCATCGACATCTGAATAGGAGATGTCAGTAGGCCCAATAATAGGAGAATCGAAGAGGCCGGCGCGGGCTTTGACACCGACCAATTTGACACCGTCTTTATGCTCAGGCAGACCATAGATGTTTCTCATGAATGTCCTCTCTGATATTTCATAAAAGATGTCAGAAAAGGAGAAGAAGTCTCCAATGGAAACACGTATTCCTTTGTCGATGAGATCACGGTGCTGGACGTAGACTTCGATCTTGAACTGAGCATCAATACCGAACTTGTCGATCTTGGTGTCGTTCTGAAAGTTCGTGTCAACAATAGCGTCGAGAGATATGGGATTGTCATACACCTTGCGAAGTGCTTCACTATAGACGCCGTGAGTCTTCGTCTTAATTTCGGAGATTGGGTACAGGAATATTTTTTGACCTATGACGTCCTTGACAATTTCCTTTGTAATATCGCTGATGAAGTTGAGTTCGCGGGGTGTGATGAAAAGACGGGCCATGGATTAACCTATCGTGATGGTGTGCCCCTTGGGCATGGGAACGTACTTGAGTTGCTTGTTGAGTGATTCAGATGCCGCAGCGTCCGCCTCGAGGAGTTTCTGGTGCGTGAGTTGGGCGAGGAACTCCTTCATCTGTGTCTGGAGTTTGTCCTTGTCCTCTCGCCCCTGCGTGACCAGCGCCTCGCCGTTCAGTTGAAGATCCGCGTTGGGAATGGGGATGTTCTGAAACTTCGACCTGATCAGTCCGAGGAGTTCTCTCGCGAGGGCGAGTGTGTACTGGCGGATCCACTGGCGCCCGGGCTGGTTGATCGTGGCGAATGGAATGTTTCCCAGTGGCATGTTCTGTGCTCCCGACACGCCGTAGATCGTCTGGTCGCCATAGGCACTGGGATTCAGCACGTCCTGGGGTGGCAGGACCTTACAGAATAATTTACCGATTTGCAGGTCAGTGACAGGTATGGGATATATTCGTAATTTACTGCCCATGATCTCGTAGGAGTAGTGGGACCTCCTCACCCTGAACGCGGACTCGAGCATGCCTCTCCTGAGGACGTCCTCGAAGATGGGGAGGACGTAGAAGATGGAGGAGTTCACGTACGACTCGTAGTTGAAGTTGGTGGCCATGAAGTTGGTGATGTTCGAGGCGTTGAGGAGGAAGTGCTGCGCGGCGAGGGGTTCCATGTGGAAGAGTTCCACGACGCGGAGCTTTCCCTTCTGACCCGTTAGACTGTTATAAACGTTGCTTCCACTAACAACGTCTTTGAGGTCCTTGTAGATATCGTAGTCCTGCTGGCCGCCTACTAAGTCGAAGTACCCGAATACCGAGTTGGACGAACCTCCCACGAAGGCGTTGGTGGCGTAGGGCTCCGCCATCCTGAGGAGGTACTCCAGGGAACGTTGTGTATACTTGTTCGTGAGGTTGGAGGAACCGGTCTGCGCGCCGAGGACGTTCGTCAACTCTGACACGATCTTCGTCTCGTGGATGAGGCGTGAGTATTCACAGGTCGCCTCCTCGAAACACGCCCAGATCTCCTTCTTCGTCAACTCGACGGAGAGTACGTCGTCGCCCATCTTGCGCTTCACGTATGTGACCATGGAATCGGCCTCTGTCTGGAAGTCTGTGTCGCTATCGAAGAATGAAAATGGTGTTGGATTGATAGTTTCAATAAAAGAAGGCATGCTTCTAACTATGCATTTCTTCAGGCAACTTCAACTTACAAATAAACTTCTATGAAGAATCACCCACCGTGAGCCTTTATGGCCCGTTCCTGACGTTCAGCATCAGATCTTGATTCATGAGATCCAAGTCGGCGCCGGCGTCCATCTTTCTTGCCTTTTGTGTAGAGGCACCATTTGTCTCCACATTTTCTGATGATCTCAGAGATCATCTCTCTGAGAATCAATTCTTCTTCGCTCATTTCTTAAACTTGTCTTTGAGGGACGAAGAAAGAGCATTCTTCTTGAGGAATGTATCTTTCAATGAACCGAGCGAAGGCTGCTGCTCAAATTGAACCCCTTGAGGTACAGGTGATTCTGTAACAGGCTTTGCTGAAACTGGTCGCTGCTCGAACTTTATGGTGGTTGCTGCAGGCTTAACTGCTACGAAAGGAGTTGCAGTTACTGTAATCTCTGGTTTTGAAACTTTCTTTATAACTTGTATGGCTTCTGCAACAACAGAGAGAGTCTTTTTAAAGTTTATCTGAAATTGAAGAGGAGCAAAATACCTGTTGTCAACCAAAACTTCTACTCTTGCGTTATACAAACCCTCTGAAATCCTCTTGTCCATTCTTGGTAGAGTGAACTGCACTACTTCGTCTTCGCCAGTTCCGTATCCATTGAACATATAAGCAAAGTCATCGTTTTCACAGACGAGCCTCACCTTTGCAGGAGACATTGCAGCTCCTTCCATCTTAATCTTAAAAGTAAGATCATTCGATTCTTCAAGATCCAAATCTACGGTTTCTGTCAGAGGTTCCATCGCAGATACATATCTTTCACTTTATTCTGTTGACTGAGATCTTTATGTCATCGTAAATAGATCTCACTTTAACGGAAACTTTTCTCACTGCCCTCACGGCAAATTGTGAGGCATCGGTTAGTTTCACTTTTACAGAGCCCTGAATTGGTCTAGGGAGAATTTCGTCGTTTATTCTGATGAGTTTTGCCCAAACTACTACGTCTTGGATCTCTTTCAGGGCTCTTTTTGCACCTGACTGACCTAATTCAATGAATCTCAGAACAGCTTCACTAACGAAAGACATGATACTGAAACCTTGAGCAACCATATTTTGGTTTCTTCCAAAACCACGAGTGACCATCGTCATCCCTCGGGAACGTGAAGGAGACGACCCACCTCCGCCGGGAATCCGAGTTCTTCCTGGCGATCCGACTGGTATTCTGGCCATATTATGCCTTTAGTCTTTCGAAGACTGCATCGATCGATGGATTTCCTGCATCATCAAGTAGGTTGAAGCGAACAACCTCAGTCACATTGTCATCCTTGTAAAAGATCATCTGATTGTTGATGATCTTCCATCTTCCGAACTGGATGTCGTAAATTCCCTGTATCCTCTCGTCCATTGCAGTGACAACACTATAGAGATCATTAAGCTTTTCGATTCCATTTAAGTCTTCTGAGGCATAAGACGTGGTATCAAAGAAGTGAGCACCAGTATCCCAAATCACTTGTCCGACAAAATCATTAGAAAATGTTATTAATGCAGCGTATATCCCAGGAGCCGCCTGGTACACCCCCGCTGTCGTCCTGGCTGTAATGACAGTCCCTTCTTGGTCAAGCAACTTATAGCCGACTCCATTGACACCAACTGCATCGGCTTTCAATTTGCCGAAATTAACACTTAAAAGCTTTTGAGGCATTTGTAAATTATAGTCAGCTAGACGATCAAGTTCAAATAAATTAATGTGCACAGACTTTCGTCTGTGCACATTTGGAATTGGTTTACATTAAACAGGCTGTTCAGGTGAGACCTGCTGAGGATCAACTTCCTGCTGCTTCGGAGGTTGAAAAACAGATATTGCATCTGCAACGAGAGATGCCTGCTCAAGAGAGAACGCACCCCTCGACTGAGCAAGTCTTGCAGCTTCAACAAGTACACTAAGAGCCCTATTTTGTCTTTCTACGAGTTCATTTTCCATGTTATCTCACCTGTGCAACGATATGCATTGCAAATCTAAAGCGCCGATGCTATTTGTAAATAAGCAAGACTAATTTATGATTTCATTCCGTCATTTGCTATATTTATTAAACCATGTCTCGACTCCTCACTGACCGTTGCTTCTAATTGAGAACAGAACACTGTCATTAAGCGAGGTTTCACAAAACTTTAACGTACACAGAGAACGGTTTGGAGTGTAATGACGATTCAAATAGGAAGAAAGTTAAATCTGCCAAGTGGTTACTCGTTGCTTCTGGACGGTTCCATACCCGAGAGCTATTCCGGAGGGTCCATGTGGACCGATCTTTCTTCTCGATCTAACAGTGCAAATCTGTTCAACTCTCCTGCATTCACTCGAAACTCGTACGGGGCAGGTCAGATTAATTTAAACGGAACAAATCAATACGGAGCGCTGTCTGAACTTGGCCTTAACGGAAGCTTCACAATCTCTGCATGGGTGAAGAAGGCAAACACGACGAGCACTGGATGGATAGTGGGAGGAGGATGGGTTGCAACAACAGGAGATGGTGCAGGACTTGGAATTGGGTTCGGAGTACAAGGAGCCACTCTCACGCTCACCACATGGGGAAATGGAGGATATATAACGTGGAACGGAATAGAATCGAATAAGTGGTATCACTTGTGTGCCGTACAGAAATCCGGATCAGAATTTAACACTGCATCCTGGACTGCAAAGATATTTGTAAACGGATTGCAGGTAAGCTCTGGTGAATTCTATAACTATTACTACTACACAACAGGAGGCGCTTCAACCTCCTACATCGGTAGAAACTCGCACAGCTCGATAGATGCTTACAACTATTTTAATGGTGAGATAGGTCAAATATTGATATATAATTCAGTCTCTCTCAACGACGATCAAGTGAAAGAAGTTTTCAGTCAGACAAGAGGTCGTTACGGAGTTTAAAAGCAATGTCAATAAAAATAAATAGTTCAGTCGTAATTAATAGTGTGACGACAATGGGTGGATTTGCTCCCGTTTTAGTAACAACAGGGCTGGCATTGCATTACGATTTTGCTAATGGATCTTATTCAGGGTCAGGAACGACGATAACTGATCTAAGCGGAAATGGTCGAACAGGTACGACAGTAGGATCACCTGCTTATACATCGTCTGGGGGTGGGTATTTCACTTTTGATGCAGGAACGAAATACATTACTCTTCCGACATCGATCTTCAATAGCACTGCATTCACAATGGAGATTTGGGCTTATCAAATCACTCAACCCACAGTGGGAATACTATTCTCATCGCAAGGTTCGAACACGACGGGTTGGTGGGGACTCGGAAGCAATAGCGGTGGATATTTTTTTAGCACATACAACGGCACGACTAGACCAGGACTTGGATCTGGTACTTCAATAACGGGAGTTTGGAATCACGTTGTGGCTACGAGGAACGCTTCGAACTTTGCTTCACTGTACGTCAACGGAGTGTTGAAGTCTTCAGGAGCTGTTACAACTTCTTTTGCGAGCACGAGTCCTCGTCTTGCCGTCAATCCCATAAACTCGGCTGAAAGATTGAACGGTCGTATGTCCATATTCAGGTACTACACTGCGGCATTGTCGGAATCTGACGTCCTAAACAACTTCAACGTCCACAAGACACGCTTCGGCATTGTGTGAGTCATCTAAATCTTAGAGATTATCATGCAAAAAATTCTTCTCTAGTGCGTTAAGTCATAAGCTCACAAGCAGGATCTAATTAGTAACAAATTAGAAAAGTCTTTCAGTGGCAAGAAATTGTCAATCATCTGGTCTATAATTATCAAAGATGTTCACTCGAGTATCTCTTAGTGGTTGTGGATGGAAAGTATTCTGGTACTATGGAGTCATTCAGAAGCTAGCTGAACATCGTCTAATAGATCTCAACAGGGTAGAATGGATCACAGCGTCCGCAGGAGGTGGTGCAGCAATTCACTTCTTATCAGGTCTTGATGGCTATGAGGGTTTTAAGAGAGCAATTAATATAGCCAACATTGTAAAGACAGATAAACCTCGCAGAACTGTTACGATAGCTGTGGATCTAATGGAAAAAGAAGCACCCGACGATATTCACACAACAGGGCGTCTTGTCATATGCTACACTCGAGTCTCATTGTGGCCTTTCAGTGTGAATTATGAAATGATTGATGAGTTTCACACAAAGCGAGACATGTTTAATTCTCTGAAGGCAAGCACATCTATACCGCTGATGAATGACATGCTTCGATTTAAAAATAGACATCTTCACATGGATGCGGGTCTCCTGTGCAACCAGCCTGCAAGGCACCACAACACTCTTCGAATATCTGCATGGCCACTGTCTTTTGGGTCAGACATTAGACCGCAACCGTCAGTGCTCTTCGACAGCTATACAATTGCAATTCCTTCTGAAGAAGTAGCAGAAAAGATGTTCAATGAGGGATTGAAAGATGGAGAGAAGTTCTCCTTAAAGTATAAGAAGTCTCACTGAGAAACAGAAAAAATTAAGACAAGATTACACGGTGCGATTCCACGGAAGTGGAGGGGGTGCCAATTCTTGAACTGAATCTGTAGGAGTCAATATTGACATTTCTACAGCCTCTTTTTGGATCGATCCGGACCAGCACCACGAAAGAACTTGCACCTCTGTTACATGATCATAAGGTATAAATTCAGTGGACGCAGGTGCTGAAAATGTTGAATTTCCTGATATCATGTTTCCATTTTCTGCGACGCATCTCCATTCTGCAGTTATGACGACATTGTCTAAGTCGCCCACTTGTGACTGCACCCAGAGTTTTTCGATTGACCACGTTGCTTGACTTGACATCTCTTCTCTTTCTTAGTTCGACATAAGTGTGACCCAGTTTGTTCCGTTGGACTGTATCATCGTGAACTTTCCCAGAGTCGCAGCGAGAATTGCTGTGCCTGCAGTGTCGCTTCCGAGAGGTATCACATTGGAGGTATTACTTGTGACACTGTTTGCCGTAATCGTGTTCATGATAAGAATCCTTCCTGGAAAGCTTGATGCAGCAGGAAGGGTAACAGTGCAATTAGTTGTCGTAAATCGGAGTGAGTAATCTGTTGCAGCGACTGTATATGTTGCCGCACTAATAGTGCTGGGTGACTTCGCAGAAAATGATCCGTTGACTGAGAGAGTGGAGAGGTTAGTAGTCGTACCTATACCTACGTTACCACCTAATGGGTTTAGAGAAAGAGGATAAGTACCAGATCCACCAGACTGCACATATGATGAAAAAGGGCTTTCTGTTAATGTACCAAAGATGAGAGCATTGGTTGCTGACCCAAGAAATCTGACCATACCTACAGTGCTTGAAGGTGTAGTTGTAGAAGTGCCAAAAATATTTAAAGGGGCCGTTAGACCAGAAGTTCCTATCCCAATTTTACCATTAAGGTCTACAGTAAGTGCAGACGTCATTGCAGATCCGACGTTACCGTAGTACAAGTCGAGGTTGCCTGTAGTCCTGTTGAACTGTAGTGTCCTGTACCCTGCGCCTGAATTTTTTGATCCGAGGTAGAGAGTCGTTGTTGCTGTAGCATTAACCACTCCGAGGCCTATCCTGTCAGGACCTCCGTCATGGACAGAAAGCTTTTCACCAGGTGTTGTGGTTCCGATTCCTATGTTTCCGCTTCCGCTAACGAAGAAGAGTGAAATTCCTGCGGAGTTCTGGACGTCGAAGGTTCCTGCACCACCTGTAGGAGATGCAATGCCCTCCTTGACAACCATTGTAGGTGTCGTGGAAGCGGAAGAACCGGAGACGAAGAGACGTCCTGTGTATGCTCCTGTTCCAATGCCGACGTTTCCTAAGTTGTTTATCCTCATGTATTCGTTAGAAGCGGCGGCGACGCCTTGAAAAACGTGAGTAAATGCTTTGGATACGTTGACTGAAGCACCGAGTGCTTGGGAGCCTATCTCAAAAGATGCTGCAGCATTTCCTGTGAGGCTGCTCGAGACGCAGAAAATGCTTCCCAGTGCAGAAGATTGGGCGTTCGTTCCGATTCCGACAAAGCCGCTTCCACTGACAAAGAGGAGTGACGTTCCTGCGGAGTTCTGAACGTTGAAAACACCAACACCTTCTGTAGGAGATGCAACACCCTCTCTGACAACCATCGTGGGTGTCGAAGGTGTTGAAGAACCTGAGACAGTCAACAAAGAAGATGTTGATGTCGTTCCTACGGCCGTGGGTCCTAACAAGAAAGAAGTTGCTTTTACCTGTAGAATGTCTTCATTTGTGCTGTCTCCTAAAAAGATCGAACCCGACGTGACCAGGCTTCCTGAAACTACCATGGTTCCAGCAAAGACTGCTCTCGCCGAGTTCGATCCCGAGACGAAGAATACGGTATCGGAGCCAGGTATCTGTGGATTTTGAAAGACAATACTTCCAGATATACCAATCACGGAATTGCTTCCGTAGCCAGAAATATTACTTGTTATTATCGGCACAGATTACCCAGCCCCTTTTTTACCTAATTATGCGTTCTTTAGATGCTTGATTTAGGTCCCTTGGAGAAGCTTCCAATTTCCTCGTCAAGCTCTGGCACAGCCTCAAGCATGAACTTGTAGCGCTTGCCCGACTTGTTGAAGCGGATTGTCAAGAAGTCCTCTTCCTCAATCAAGGTATAGTCGCCGCGTTCGTTCTTGAGATGTAAGTCACCGGTGTAGATGTTTGCCCATCTGTTCGATGATGAACCTAGCGAGTAGGTTACATCCGCGGACGGAAGAACGTCAGAGTTCACTCTCGACGTGAACGTCACTGTGTCGGAACTTGCGTTACCGAGCGTGGTGTTACCGTCGACTGTGAGGTTGTTGTTGACAGATGTCGTGCCTGTTGCAGCTCCGATCTCAACCGTCGTTGCAGCGCCGCCGACGTTGAGCGTCGTGACGTTTGCATTGAGAAGATTGAATGTCGTTGCCGATGATGTCATGTCTCCGCCGTTGACAGCCATGTCACCTTCGAAGGTTGTGGTAACTGCTGCACCGGCAAAGGTCGTGGTGCCATTGACGGTAACTGTGTCAGCGGAGGCGTCGCCGAGGATGACGTTTCCGTTGAACCCAGCTGATCCAGTGACACCGAGGACGCCACCAACCTGAGAGTTGCCTGTGAATGTCGTTGTGACTCCTGCACCTGCAAAGGTCGTTGTACCGTTGACGGTAACTGTATCAGCAGCTGCATCACCGAGTGTTGTGTTTCCATTGACCGTTGCGTTTCCAGCAAAGGTCGTTGTGACTGCTGCACCGGCAAAGGTTGTTGTTCCGTTCACTGTGACTGTGTCAGCAGATGCGTCGCCAACTGTGACGTTGCCGTTGAGGGTAGCTGCACCTGTAACAGTGAGTCCGCCGCCGACTGTAGCATTGTCAGATGTTGAAAGACGATAGAACGATCCTGTGACACCTGTGAGGGTGTCGGTCGTCTTGTTGTATGTGAGACCGCTGTCAGCTCCGAATGCTCCACCGTCGTTGAACTGGATCTGTGTGTCCGATCCTGCGACGAGTGCAGCAGCGTCCATTGCTGCGGAGATTGTGATCGCTCCGTTTGAACCTGTCGTGACCGAGACGTTGGTTCCGGCGATGAAGGCACTAGAGCCGTCCGTGAGCTTGGTGAGCGAGCCGCTGAGGCCGGCGTTGAACTTGACCGCACCTGTGAAGGTCGATCCACTGATCATTGCAACCTTGCTGTCGTCTACCGTGAGCGTGAGATCACCGTTGCTTCCACCACCAGTGAGGCCGTTTCCAGCTGTAACACTTGTGATATCAGCCTGTGTGCTGATCGTGATTGCTCCGTTGGATCCTGTCACGATGGAGACGTTGCTGCCACCGATGAGGTAGCTGCTGCCATCTGCAAGCTTCGTGAGGGAGCCGCTGAGTCCCTGATTGAACGTTGCTGCACCGTTAACCGTGAGGCTATCGGAGGCCGCGTTGCCGAGGGTTGTGTTGCCATCAACCGTGAGGTTATTGTTGATCGAGGTTGTACCTGTGGCAGCACCGATCTCAATTGCCGTTGCCGCTCCACCGAGGTTGAGAGTTGTCACGGTTGCATTGAGGAGGTTGAAGGTTGTTGCCGATGAGGTAACATCTCCGCCATTAACAGCCACATCACCTGCGAAGGTTGTCGTAACGCCTGAACCTGCGAAGGTTGTCGTACCATTGACTGTGACTGTGTCAGCAGATGCGTCGCCAACGGTTACATTTCCATTGAGTGATGCTGCACCTGTAACTGTGAGCCCGTTGTTGACCGTTGTTGTACCTGTGGCCGCACCAATTGCAACCGCTGTAGCTGCACCACCGAGGTTAAGGGTTGTGACGCCTGAGTTGACAAGGTTAAAGGTGGCAGCGGACGATGTCATGTCGCCACCGTTGACAGCTACGTCACCGGCGAATGTCGTTGTGACACCAGATCCTGCAAAGGTTGTTGTTCCGTTCACTGTGACTGTGTCAGCAGATGCATCACCGACGGTGACATTTCCGTTGACTGCAGATATTCCTGCAACAGTGAGGTTTCCGTTGACTGTCATGTTGTCTGCAGTTGTCAGGCGGTAGAACGATCCTGTGACACCTGTGAGGGTGTCGGTCGTCTTGTTGTAGGTAAGACCAGAATCTCCGCCGAACGAACCAGCATCATTGAACTGGAGCTGAGTGTCAGCGCCGCCGACGAGGGAGCTTGCATTCATTGAAGCCGCGATCGTGACTGCTCCGTTTGATCCAGTTGTGACGGTAACGTTGCTACCTGCTACGAGATAAGATGTTCCGTCTGTGAGCTTCGTGAGAGATCCACTGATTCCTGTGTTGGAAACGAGGAACACAGAAGAACCTGCACTGTTCTGAACATCAACAAGTGCGCCCGTCTGACCTGCAACACCTGCCTTGACTAGGAGAACCTTATCAGAAGATGTTGAAGACCCAGAGATGAGAAGCTCTGTTGTGTTGTTCGGTGTAGTTCCAACTGCAACTCTTGACCCTGAAACGACGAGGGCGTTCGCACCAGGAGAACCTGCGATCACTCTATTGTCTGACGTGACCTCGAAGATTGCAAGACCCGAGACGTTGTTGACAGAGAGAAGTGATCCAGACACGCTGTCGGTGACGACGAAGAGCGAGCCGTTTGTGCCAGCTACTTCTAGCTTGCCTGTTGGCTGTGTCGTTCCGATGCCGAGGCTTCCGCTCGTGTTGTGCCAGAAGAGTTGATTGCTTCCGCTTATAAGACCTCCGGTGCCACCAACAACAACCTGACCTGATGTAACATTGCTGCTCGTGAGAGAACCAATGAGTCCGTTGTTAAAGGTTGCCAAACCATTGACTGACAATGTATCAGAAGAAGCATTGCCGAGCGTCGTGTTGCCATCAACTGTGAGCGAGTTATTGATTGATGTCGTTCCTGTGGCTGCACCGATCTCGATCGCGGTGGCTGCGCCGCCGAGGTTGAGCGAGGTGACGCCTGAGTTGACGAGGTTGAACGTCGCCGCTGTGGAGGTCATGTCTCCGCCGTTAACAGCCACATCACCTGCGAAAGTTGTTGTGACAGCTGCACCAGCGAAGGTTGTT